CCAGACGGTAGTCGGGGCAGTCGCTCGTCTCGTCGGTCGAGTAGGCCCCGATGCCCACCAGGTCGACTGAGCGGGCCTGGGTGCGCGCGCCGGACCGGATCCAGAACACCTCGCGCACCGAGTGCAGGCCCTCGACCGTGGTGCTCACGGCCCCCGAGGGGACCGTGACCGTGGTCCGGCGGGTGACGTTGTCGGGAGCGTGCTCGACCAGGTGCCCGTGCAGGGTGGCGAGCGCCTCGTTGACCAGGTCGAGCAGCTCCTGACTGTCGGTCCAATCGCTGGCGCCGGAAACCGGATCGATCTCGTCGGCCATCCTGATGGCGCGGCGGCGGATGTTCTCTCCGGTCTGCAGCACGGCTCACCTCACTTGCAGATGCCGACTCCCGAGTTGCCCATCCACAGCATGACGCCCACCTCGGTCCCGGCCGCGGGCGTCGGGTCCGCGAGGGCCGCGCCGTTCGTGTCCCACACGTAGATGTAGAGCGTCCGGTTGGCGCGGCTGTACGGTCCGACGATCGCCTGGTAGGCGCTCGCGGAGCCGTCCATGAAGCTCGCCTTGGCGTCGAGCATCTGCGGGAAGGCCTCCCGGAGCGTCACCAGGTAGGTGCCCACCGCGGTGTGGGCGACGCTCTCGACCCAGGGGCTGTCCCCGGTGATGGTCACGGCGCCGAACGCGGTCCCGCCCGCGAGCGCGGTGGCCGCCTGCTCGGCGTTGGTGTCGGTGCCGGACCCGAGCATGTCCGTGCAGGCCTCGTCGCCGGCCGCCCAGAGGTTGGCCGGCGTGCCGGCGGTCTGCACCTCGAAGTCGGCGGGCGACAGAGCGGCGACGGCGGCCTCGAAGTTGGCCACGGTGCTGACGCCGTTCTCGAAGTGGTAGACGAGGATCTTCCCGACCCCGGTCATGTCGAGCACCTCGAGGGAGCCCGCGCCGGTGCCGTCGGCCACGGCCTTCACCGTGTAGCGGTTGCCGTCCGCGCCGGTCGCGAACCCGGCCTGCAGCTGCGTGTCGGGGGCCAGGAACACGGCCCCCATGTCCATGGCCGCCCGCCCGTTCACCAGCGTGGTGGCCTCGGTCCCGGCGGTCTTCACCTCGATGAGGTCGTCAGCGCCGGCGAGCGCGCCGATGGCCGTGTTGACGTGCCCCTGGGTGGAGACGCCGCTCTCGAAGTGGATGGTGAAGGCGGTGCCCGACCTGGTGATGGTCACGCCGGCCCCGGTGGCGCTGTCGCCCACCACGGCCACGGTGATGGGGTTCCCGGCCGCGCCGGCGGTCTTGGCCTCGAGCACGTTGTCGAGCTGGGCGTTGCAGGTGGCCATGTCGAGCTCGGCCTTGACCGCCGCCGCGGTCACGGGCCAGCGGAACCCCAGGAGGTTGACCTGGGGATCCCTGGCGCCGAGGGAGAGCCTGGGGCTGTTGTTGATGGTCACGGCGCCACCTCCTCAGTCCACCGAGCCCTGGCGGAGCTTCAGCTCGACGCAGATCGTGTTGTTGTCGTCCGCGGCCACGTCCTGGACGGCGCCGGCCGCGTCGACCACGCGCACCTGGATGGTCTTGGACGCCAGGACGACGGCGCCCAGCTGGGTGAAGCGAGCCGCCGCGGAGGCGAGCTGGATGCTGTGGGACCAGCTGTCGAGCTGGCTCCAGACGTCGTCGAGGGTGATGGTGAAGAGCCCCTGGCTCGTGCGCACGACGCCAGCCACCCCGACCCCCGAGAGCATCGTGGGCGCGTTGGCCGTGTCGGGCGCGAAGCGACAGGTGATGACGTGCCGGTTGCGGCCGGGCGTCATCACGACTTTTCCGGTTCGGTTCATCGCAAGGCCTCCTCGAGGAGGGCCAGGAGGCCGGAAGCCGCCGCGGTTGACCCGTGCACGCTTCCGGCACCCTGGGTGGGGGTCAGGGTCAGGCCGCGACCTTGATCGCGACGTTCGCGCTCGGGTTCTTGCAGACGGCCTGCACGTAGCCGCCGCCGCGAGCCTCGTACTCGTCCGCGTTGCTGACGCGCAGCCACTTCAGATCGTCGAAGTCCAGGATGATCGGGAAGCCGCCCAGGGACAGGAGCTTCCAGCTGTCGAGGTCGAGGATGTAGGCCATGTTGTAGGGGCAATCGATGTCGTCGACGACCTTGATGGTCCGACCGGTCAGGGTGTGCACGCGGATCGCGTCCCAGGAGATGTCCGCGATGAGCTCGCCGTCGAGGCCGCGGGCGACCACCTTGTCGTACTGCACGTTGCTGCCCAGCAGCTTCGCCAGGTTGGCGTACTGCTTCGGGTGCATGACGGCGACGAGCTCGCCCGAGGTCTCACCCATGCCGCCGTTGGTCACGCCCAGCGCGCAGCCGTTGATGATGGCCTCCTCGATGTTGTCGCTGTTGGCGTTGGCGTCGTAGTAGACGCCGGCCAGCCGGTTGCGGTCGACGCTCCGGTCGACTCCGAAGAAGTTCTCGGACGGGCTGGGGTCCACGGCCGGCAGCCAGGAGGCCAGGCCGGTCACGCACTTCACGTCCGAGGCGCTCTTGTAGTCGCCCAGGAGAAAGATCTTGTAGCCGTCCGCGATGGTGACGATCTGGCCGGTCCAGTTGGCGTCGGTGATGAGCCGGTTGCCCGAGCGGTCGACGCCGGTGATGGTGGCGGAGCCGGTCTGGAGCGCGGAGGCCTCGTCGGCCGCGGAGACCACCTCCATCCCGACCTCGAACATGTTGGCCGCGTAGGTCTCGGCCAAGGTCGCGTAGACCGTGGAGAGGCCCGAGGTGTTCACCGTCGCCAGCCCACCGCCCGCAGTGCGGTACAGGTGCCGGTTGAGGTGCCTGGTCGCGGTCTTCAGGGCGCCGTCGATCTGGCTGCCCATCGCGCGAGCGAAGGCCACGGCGTCGTTCCGCATGGCCTTGACGGCCTTGCCGCTCACCCTCGCGAGAGAGTAGGCGTCGACGGTGGTGATCTCCCAGGCCTCGTACTTGGCCGAGGAGGCCGCGGCGACGGTCTGGGCGTCGGAGAGGGTGGCGGAGACGGCCTGCGGGCCGGAGATCTCCACGGGGATCTTGTCCTTCTCGCCCCCGCCCTCGGAGTCCTTGGGCAGCAGGGAGAAGAGCTTGGATCCGCGCCAGCCCAGGGTGATGATCTTGTCGTCGGGGTAGCGCTGCTTGAGAATCGCGGTTGCGGCGGAGACGTCGAGGGACATGGTGAAGACCTCCAGCGTCCCGAGGGCGCGCTGTGCGCACCTGGGGACCAAGGGTTTGCGTTCTGCTGTCCTTGGTTCGCCGGGGGTCTTCGCCGGCCTCGCCTGCTGTGGGCAGGCGTCGCGGGGATCGCGAACGGCTCGGGCTGGTCTACTTGGCGGGGGTCTGGGTTGCCGGATTCACGCCGACCTTGCGGGCCGCCGCTTCCCACCACTTCTTGGAGTCGCGGGGGATCTTGTCCAGGTCGACCGGCTCGGAGCCGCTCTCATCCCTGTGTGTCAGCGTGGCTCCGGGGGGCTGCGCCGGATCTCCCGCCGCCGGGGGCGGGGTGGCGGCCGAGACCTCGAAGCCGAAGAGCTTGCCGAACAGTTCCCGCGCTCGCGGGTTCTGGCGGAGCCTCGTCAACGAGGTCGTCAGCTCACGTCCCAGGATGGCGGTGGCCTGCGACGCCGTCAAGTCCCTCCCGGTCGCCTGCCGCTCGGACTCGATCAGCGCGTCGATCTGCCCGGTGAGATCCGTGGTCCCGCCGCTGATGACGTCGGCGATCTCCAGCGCCAGGGAGGCGTCGGCCATGTCCGGGGTCGCGGCCAGGGTGCGCCTGGCCTCGTCGGCGTAGCCGCGGAGCGTCTGCGCCTTGTGCTGCCCCTGGAAGCCCTGCTGCAGCTGCTGGATGGTCTCGGTGAGGTTCTGGACCTGTTGCTGCAGCTGGAGGACGTGCTGGTCCGGGCCCGGGCGGCCGCCGCGCGCCTGGCGCTCGGTGAAGCCCTCCAGGGTGACGCCGAGCTTCTCGGCCGTGGCGTAGGGGTCGCGCTTCCAGGCCTCCTGCTCGGCGCGGAGCTTGGTCAGCTCCGCCTCGGCCGCCTTGACCTGCTGCTCGACCCGCCACTTCTCGCGGTCCAGGGCCTGCAGGCGGAGGCTCAGGTCCGCGGGGTCCGGGCCCGCGGGCTTGGGCACCTCGGTCGGCTTCGCCGGGGCGGCCGCCGGGGGCACCGCCGCGGGGGGCGCGCCGACCGGGGGCTTGGCGGCGGCCGCGGCCGGGGTGGCCGCCGGCGGGGCCGCGGCCGGGGGTGCGGCGGGCGGCTTGGCAGCCACCCCCGCGGGGGCGTCGGGGCTCCAGTAGATGCGGGGCTTCATGCACTCACTCCTTGATGCCGGTGGCCGCCAGGAGCCGCCGGTGGGTCTCGGGGTACTGCTCCTTGAGCCTGGCGAGCTGGAGCCGGTTCATGGCGCGCTGCCCGTTCTTGTCGGGCATGGTGCACCGGATGAGGTCCTGCAGGACCCCCTGGTCACGCTCGGTCCACTCGGTCTTGTCCTTCTCCACCGAATCCTCCTGGGTAAAGCCCGTTCAGGGCGTGGGTCGCTTCTTCCGCTTGAGCGCGAGCTTCGAGAGGGCCTTCTCCCCGCGCTCCTTGGCCTGCTCCTCGGCCGCCTTGCGCTTCACCGTGGCCGAGGTCGGGTGCCGGTAGGCCAGGATGAGCCCGCCCGGCGACAGGCCGACGATCTCGAACTCGTGCCCGTGGATGGGGATCAGGGCGTCGTCGTTGATGTCGGCGAGCCACGGGGGCGGGCTCTTGTGGGCCTGGCGCAGGTGGGCCTGGAACCGCCGCCGGCACCAGAGCCAGTAGACGAAGTGCCCGAGGGCCACGGCCAGCAGGGAGAGCCCGGCCCCGATGAGGCCTGCCAGCATCACATCACCCCCGGCGGGGGCATGCCCGGGGGCAGCTCGGGCATCCCGGGAGGCATCCCACCAGGACCGCCCGGGGGCATGAGGCCCGCGAGCTCCGGAGGCAGGCCTCCGGCCCCAGGCTGCGCGCCGGGCGGCGGCGCGGGGGGCGCGTCCCGCTGGGCGTTCTCCTTCTCGTAGCCCCGGATGTCGAGCAGGTAGGACCGGAAGGCGTCCAGCACCCACTCGGGTGCGCCCGCCTCCTTGGCCCGCAGGTAGCGCGCCAGGGCCAGGGTCTTGGCGAGCTGCAGGTCGATCAGCGGGTCGGGGCGCACGAACTCGTCCTTGGGGCCCAGCTCCTCGATCGCGTCCAGGTCGGCCATGATGGCCCGGAACGGCGCCGTGAGGACTCCGACGGCCGCCTCGACGTCCGGGCTGTCGAGCTCCCCGAGCAGCATCTGGGAGGCCATCGGGGAGACCGCGGCCATCTCCTGGATGGTGGCCATCTGCCCGGCCGGGGTGGTCGGGAGGAAGCTCGACGGCATGACCTGGAGCCGCATGGACTCGCGGCTCCGCCGCGCGTCGGACCAGCGCGTCGGGTGCAGGGAGCGGCCCTGGGCCCCGAAGAGCTCGAGGTTGACCTTGGCGTCCAGCAGGTCGTCGGCCGCGTCCTCGAGGGCTACGACCAGGCCCTCCGGCCCACAGAACAGCTCCTCGAAGGCCTGCCCGACGTCCTCGAACCTCTCGGACTCGGTGTCCTTGTACTCCCGGATCGCCTTCCCGCTGTCCAGACCCACCGGCTTCTCGGACTGCGAGAGCAGGTCCGAGAGCCCCACCTGGGCGAAGGCCTTGGCCCACTGGCGGTCACGCTCGGCGAACAGGGCGGCCGGGGGGCTGCCGTCGGGCACCGCCACCGGGGGCTGGGGTCCGGTGAACTCGCAGATGGGGATCTCGTCGTCGTTGTTGAGCTGCTCGAGGTTGATCTTGCCACCCTTGGGGACCAGCATGCGGAGCGTCATCTGGCGCATCATGACGCGGAGCCGCAGGGACAGCTCGTCGATCTGCTGCTGGTAGGGGATCAGCTCGTCGATCATGGGCACGCCGTCCCAACCGACCCCGGCCTCGCTCCAGCGCCAGAGCACGAGCGGGAAGCGCTCCCGGCGCCAGGGCTCGTCGAGCAGCGGGTCGCCCATCGGGGTGCAGATGAGGTGCCGGCCGTCCTTGGCGCCGGGCCCGCTCGGCAGGTGCCAGGCCTCCACTACGCTCACCGGCTCGTCGATCGGGGAGCCCTCCTGCTGGCGCAGCCTGCGGATGAGGCCGGCCTTGGCGGTCGCCTCCGAGTCACCGAAGGCGCGGAGCAGCATGCTGCGCCCGATCACCTTGTGCTGGAACATGGACCGGGGCTCACCGTAGCGCGCGTCGATCGGGTCGACGGCCACCTCGTGCCGGAGCACGCGCTCGAGCCGCACCTCCTGGCGCTTGGCGTCCGCGATGGTCTTGAGGATGCCGACGGGCCAGATGAGACCGTCCATGAACGCCCGGCGCGCCTTCGCGTAGGCGTTCGTCCGGTAGAGCACCGCGTCGGCGAAGAGCTGGCGCTGCTTGGCCTGCTTGCGCAGCGACCAGTCGGCGCCGTTCGTCTGGAAGAAGGGCCTCGGGCGGTTGGTCGAGATCTTCGCCTTGGCGCTGGTCGCGGCCGCCCGGATGACGTTCTCCTTGGGCTTGCTGTCGCTCAGGCTCGAGCCCCAGGACGCGGCGGCCATGTCCAGGTTGGTGATGGTGCGGTTCTCGACCAGGCCCAGGTTGGTGGCCATCTTCTGGGCGATGAGCGCCTGGAGCTGGTCGAGGTCCTCGTAGACGCCGACGACGGCCTTCCGGGCGGAGGTGCCCTTGCGGGCCTCCCACCAGCGCGGGCGCGGTGCCTTCGTGGTCTTGCTCATGGCTCACCTCACGCCGGGGTCACGTAGGGCTCGCCGAAGGCGAGGATCTCGAACTTGGTCCCCAGGGTGGAGGCCACCTGGGGCGAGCCGGGGGTGGAGCTCTTGTAGTGCCGGAGCATGCCGGACCACCCGGCCGGGAGCACCAGGGTGAAGTCGCCGGCGACGTCCGACAGGGTGATGGACCCGGGGTTCGCCCCGCGGACGGCCACGGCGAGGTCCAGCCAGGTGTCCAGGGCGAACTCGTCGAAGTCGAGCGCGACCGCGTCGGCCTCGGCCACGATGATCAGCGGGTTCCCCCTGGCGTACCCGCCTGACCTGGTGGGCAGGTAGGAGGCGGAGAAGTGGTCGAGCGTCGGGTCGAGCTCGGGGTTGTCGGCGATCTTCACCTTCACTTCGACCTTGGCGTAGTCGGTCATGCTGCTCCCTTTCGCTGGCGCAAGAGCGCCTTCTTCCGGCGTTCCTTGTCCTCGGCCGCCTGCTGGTCCACCCACGCGGGCGTCCCGGGCTCCGGACCCTTCGGCTTGTCGGTGTGCAGGTACTGGAGGCATTCCCTCCAGGCGTACAGGTTCGCGTCGCACAGGTCGTTCTTGTAGCGGGGGTCCTCCAGGATGCCGACCTTCTCGGGCGCCCACTGGAGGACGCTCTGCTGCGAGGCCAGCTCGCTGTCCGGGTCCACGTGCCAGAGCCCGCGCGCCTGGTCGGCGTTGAAGAGCGCGATCGCGGACGGCTTGTCCGTCTTGGTCGCCGCGGTGAGCGGGATGCCGTGGCGGTGGCAGATCTCGTCGGCGATCTGCTTGCCCAGACCGCCCGTGTCCGTGGGCCAGCGGATCGGGTTCCAGCGGACCATGAACCCGTGGAGGACCTCGGCGCAGTCGGTCACGTCGAGCCCGGGAGCGTGGTACTGGTCGACCACCCACACGTCCCGGTAGTCGTCCGGGCAGAAGGCCAGGCACACCACCGCGAAGTGGTCCACGGATCCCAGGTCCACCCCGACCACGTGCATCCAGTTGTGGTTGCGCTCGAGCTCGCCCCGCCAGCCGTTCCGCTCCCTGGAGTAGCGGTAGACCATGCCGGCCACGTCGCGGATCCAGCGCGGGCCCCACTCGCGCAGGAACCCCGGGGAGGTCTCGGTCCAGTTGGCCCGGGTGCGCTCCTCGACCATCATCTCGGCCACGTCGGCCGACCAGTCCTCACCGCGCGCGGCCTTGGCTGCCCAGCGCGGGAAGAAGACGTTGTCCGCGACGCTCCAGGTGTGGACGCTCCAGCCCTCGGCCCGGTCGGCTTCCACGTCCGTGGTCACGTCGTAGAAGTAGCCGACGCAGCTCGCCCCGGCCGTCCCGGTCATCACGAGCTGGCCGCGGTAGTCGGAGAGGGCGGGCCCGATCGCCTCTTTGCACATCCTGTCGAAGTAGGGACCGAAGGAAGCAGCCTCGTCGAGGATGACCACGGAGAAGGGCATGCCCCTGAACTTCTCGATCTCGGCCTTGTCGTCGGCGCCCCAGAGCCCGATCATCCCGCCGCCCTCGACGCGGATCTCCAGGCGGGTCTCGTTGGCCTTGTACCGGATGCCCTCCACGTCGAGGGCGAACTTCACCTGGTCCCACATGAGCCGGCGGGCCTCGATCTTGTCGATCGCCACGTAGGCCGCCCAGGCGGGCTGCGCCGGCGTCCCAGGGATGGACGTGGCGGCGATGACCAGGATCGCAGCGTCGGCCCAGGTCTTGCCCGCGCGGCGGGTGGTGAACGCCGCCTTGTTCCGTGAGGTGTCGGCCACGAAGGCGCGCTGCTTCGGGTGGCGCTCGAGCCTGCGGAGGATGCTCTGCCGGATGACCGACGGGTGGCGAGGCTGGGAGGCGAACCAGCGGCGCGCCTTGGCCTGGAGGGCGGCCGGGGACCGCCGGAGCAGGCCCGGGTGGGTCTCGATCAGGTGGGCGATTTCGGCGCGGGGGTCCATCACCACCTACGACAAGAAGACGTTTCCGCCGCAGTGCGGGCAGGAGCAGTCGAGCTGCACCCTCATGGGAGCCCAGGTCTGAGGCAGCCAGGCGGTGTGCGGGTGGATCTCCCCACCCTCCGGATCCCAGCGCTCGCGGGCGTGCCTGCTGGCCTGCGTGGGGCGCACGCGGGGCTTGCCGGGCTGCCCGTTGTAGGTCTCCGCCTGGTTCTCGGTCCTGGTCGAGTCGTAGCGCAGCACGCGATGGCGGTAGACCGCAGGCCACTTGAACGTGTGCCCACGGATCCAGCTCGGGGAGTCGGGATGCATGGCCTACCCCTTCCGCTTCTTCTTGGGCAGGGAGGTGTGCGCCGCCTGCGTCTCGTAGGCCGCGGCCATGGGGGACGGCGGGGCGGGCGGCCGGCCGGGGTCCACGCGGACCGGTTCCAGGTCCTGGAGCATGGACCCGGGGTGCATCAGGTCGAGGTCGGACTGCTCGACCCGCCACCACGGGACCACGATCTCCGCCGTGACCGCGTCCCCGCGCTTGGCCGTGAGCAGCACACCCACGGAGCAGGCGTGGAGCTCGAGCTTGCCCTCCTGGGCGTGCACGGTGGTTCCGAGCTGCTCGCCACCCAGGTACGGACCGGCCACGAACCTACAGAGCCTCAGGCGCATCGGGAACCTCCGTGTGGGCGCGCGGCATGTGCCGCAGCGATGACAGGTCGTGCCGGGGGGCCTGGAAGAGCTCCGCCCTGCTGGCGCGGAACCACTCCAGCTCCCGGGTCCAGGACGTGGGGGAGAGCTTCTCGGGGGACTCACAGAGCACCTGGGCGACCAGCCGCGTGCCGATGCCCAGGCGTCGGAAGTCGCGCCGCACCCAGAGCCAGTGCATGAGCGCCGGCCGGGTGCGCTGGTCGGCCACCACGAAGCCGTAGACCCTGGAGGGGTCCTCTGGGCAGCAGGCGACCCAGGCGGGCGCGTGGGCGACCATCTGCCGCACGTGCGCGGCCACGGCGCCGAAGCATGCCTCAGTGAGCCACGGGATCGATCGGCTGAGACCCCGGATCCACTGGCCCCGAATCAGCGGGTGGTCCCCCGGCTGGGACGCTCTGATCGTGACCTCCACCCTTGGCCTCCTGGGCCGCCGCTTCAGCGCGCAGCCCCTCCAGGAAATCCTTGGTCTGCTGGTCCAGCTGCGCCTGGTCTCCGGGCGGGCCGACCTCGATCTTGCTGGGCGCGTCCACCCCGAACATGCTGCAGCGGCGCTCCGAGATGCGGAGCTGGACGGCGATGGCCTGCGGGTCGCCCTTGGAGGCCTTGCCCTCGAGCCTGGCGTGCATCTTGTCGAGCCGCTCGTGCTCCATCCGGGCGACCTCTTCCCGGGCCTCCCGGGGGATCTCCTTCAGCGCGGCCTGGATGCGCTCGTAGACCGTGACCAGGGGCAGGCCGAGGGCCTTGGAGATCGCCGCGTAGCTCAGGCCTGACACGCGCAGCTCCAGGGCGTCCCTGGTCTCCAGTACGCGCGCAGCCGCCTTCGGCCCACGGCAGGCCGGCGGCCTCTTGCGCCTCGGGTGTTCGGCGTGCTGTTTTCGTCCCTGGTCCTTCCGTTGGGCTGCCACAGCCCCAGGGTGGCGGCCGTCTCCTACGTCGTCCAGCCCCCACCGGTCGCGCTCTCGCGCCTCGGGACGCTGGCTGACGTAGGAGGACGCGGCTAGACTCGGGACAACCGGGAGGTGGTTACATGGCCGAGGTGCTGTTGAGGCTGGAGGACGTGTCGCGGCGAACGGGCCTGTCCGTGCGTGCCCTGCGGACGCTCAGGTGGGAGCAGGACCACGGGCAGAGCTCGCTGCCCCGGTTGCCCTTCCGGAAGCTCGGGGCCCGCCTGGTGGTGCTGGAGTCGGAGCTGGACGCCTGGATCGCGACCGCCGCGCAGCTCATCGAAGAGCCGGCGGCCTGACCGTTCCCCGCGGAACCCTTCAAGATGGCTGCCGATCCGGATCGCGCGGGGAACAGCCTGTCAACCGAAGTGCTTGATCTGCCTGGTGCCGGTGGCGGATTTTGAGTCCCGTGCGTCTGCCAGTTCCGCCACGCCGGCCCATCACAACGCCGTGACCATGCTACATTTTCAGCGAGCCGTCAACCCGTCGATTCACGCGGGGAACGGTTCCCGGCCTCACCGTTCCCCGTTCCCGCGCCTCCGGTGATGACCCGGAGCGCGGTCCTCGAGCGGGCCTGGTCGTCTGCCCCGGGCGCCAGGTAGTGGTCCCTGGTG